AATTTGGACAATATTTTATTTCCATTATTCTACCCGTATCTTTACTTAGTTTAAATGCAATTTTATATCCCCCTGCTGAAAATGCTTTCCAATAATCTGTACCTGTTCCCAAAATAACAGTTTGTGCGCCACGATGTCCACCATCGGAAAAATTATCTCTTGGACCGGATGCAGCAGCCGCAGATATAGAATCATTTTCGTATTTGTAAATATAATCACCTACGGTCAATTCATAAATAATTTTTTGTGTCCAAAAATTGTATTCATCCCTCCATTCATCACACGCTCTACCATCACTAATACTCCTATAATTATTACCCTCATCAGAACCCCTCATATAGTATAATAATGGCCCATTTGGTCTTGGGCCACCCGAACCAGCACATATATGAATATCTAATATTTTACCAGTACCTTTTTCAAGTTTAAAAGACCTTTTAACCCCTGCTGCCATAAAAGCCATTCGTTTATTATCATCCATAAAAACAAGCGCAGTTAATCCTTGTGAATCTTTAAAAATATAATCACCAACCTGCACATCCCATATAGGATTGATGGTGTAATATGATTGTTGGTCTTCCCATCTATTACACGCACCCGCATGAGAATTACCCGCACCAACGTTAGAAACAGATAATCCCTTCATTTCCCACACAGGAAAACTCCCATTTGGTAATACTGAACTTGCGGTTTTATATGTAAATTCGTAAAATGGAAATGAATTTTGTGTAATATCGAATGCTACTAAAACGGGTTTAAATGGTAATTCAAAATTATTTAGTTCTAATGGGTATTTTTCGTTATATGAATCCTCATCAAATTTAACTACACCGGATTCAAGATAAACCTTACCATATTCTTCATTAGAAGATGTTATTTCATACGAAACTATTTGTCCAAAATCATTTCTTTTTATTTCTCGTTCCATTATCTAACTACTTTAAAATAAAAATTATCTATATAATAATTAGAAATAGAATCAGTATCTACTCTAATTAAAAACTCATAATATCTTTCAGGCTGTAATGTATTAAACCAAAAATCAAAATAATTACCTTCGGAATCACAACTTAACTTTGTATAAGTAGTATCAAACGGAATTATAAATGATTTACTTTCCGCATCACGGAGAGACCAATAAGATGATGATGGCAAGTATTTTATGGTGGATAATCCACCACTATTACCAAATGTTCTTTGCGGATATCTTTCTCTACCCACAACTCTAATCCTATCTTTTGAAGTGTTTAAGTATTTAGATTTTAACTTTGGTAAATAAACAATAATATTGTCCAAAGATAGAGAAGATAGTGAACCTGTTGTAAATATGGTATTATCCCAGCGGGTTTCTAATATGGGGGAATAAATAGTATTTGTATTTGAAGAAAAGTATTTTGCAGAACCAAAACTAATACTACCCGATTCCTCTTCTTTAATAGTTGGTAACTTAATAATAAATCCATTGTTGGGTCTACTACCACTTATAATATCAGTTACATAATTTGTTATATCCAAATTAATATCCGATACTGTCCTACCAAAAGATTGTGAATACTTTGTATTGTTTACAGATGATGTGTACCAATTACCACCACCATAATTTGTGACATAATCAAATATTGCATCACCCCCCGCTAAACTCCACGAAACATTTGTCTGTCTATTAACCCAATTTACATCATTTTCATTTTTAGGATCATTTATATATCTACCAACACCATCCGTCCAACTTTGAGATATTGGATAAATTTCTAATGAATAATTTGTTGGTATTTCCGTTTCTTCGGTGGATGTTAATCTTAAAAAATATTTAATATCACTTCCAGAAATAATTCCCGATGATAATGATTGTGATATATGTTCTACATCAAATTGAATTAAAATTCTGCTATTGCCTGCAAATACACCGTATTGGTCATAATACTTTCTTACTTCAAGTATTTCATCATTACTTACATTTCGTAATTGATTATCACTATCTTCATATATTGTAGTATCTTTTTGAGGATATATTCTATAAATCATTTATTTCTCCCTAAAATAACGGAACTACTCTACCCTTAATATCCAAATCAGGATATTTAACCTCAAAAATTGCTGGGTCTTTTGCCGGATATATAATACCATTTCTTGTAGCATTTTTTATATTATATCTTTTATTGGAATAATTTCCACCATATTTAGATACTATTTGTAATCCACCATCACCCCCGGTAGATGGCCTTACAACCGTTTGTACACCATCAACCGAATCTAATAATACATATATATCAGATAATAATATGGGTTGATTTATTTGCCATTTATCTATATTAAAATAATTTTTTAATTCCGCAATGCATTTTAATAAAACCTCATTAGCATTATAATTTGGTAATGTAACAATTTCAAATTCAACACCAATATTAATTATATTAGCATCTAATATACTTACAGCATCGGTTAAAATCCTATAATATGAAATATAATTTTTAAGATTTTGTTTTGTAGCAATATTTAATACACCCAAAGAACCAATATTATTTTTTCCCAATGTAAAAATATTTAATCCCAAAGAATTTAATGTTGCTATTTTAGATGTGCTACGTGTTTTATAATCAGGAACAACATATACTTTAGAAATTGAACCAAATTGTGGCGGTAAAGAATATGCTCTTACCGTATAATCATTTAAAGTAACTGCCCTATTTTGTGTTGGAAAAAACGCCATAGTTTTCTGTCTAATTTCTTCGGTAGTTTCAGGAAATTTACCACCAGAAGATGGTTCTTCGTTTATAACCGCCAAAGAAGATTCTACTTCATTTGCTACAGCAGTTGTTAATGTTGTTAATGCTGAAAAATCATGTAAAAATACTCTATTAGTTATATTAGTTAAATCTTTTGCAGGTATATTATCACTAACACCCGTACCTACCCTATATACAACTGTCAAAGTAGTATTTGATGGTGTTAATCCATACTCCGATGTATATAAAAAATTTGATGGATCTATTGAATTAACTATATTATCTAATTTTAGATTCAGTTTTGGGTCAGGCACCAAATCTTCTAATGTAGTAGATACACCTGCCCCAAATTGAATTGATAGAGAACCATTGGGTTCTATTCTTGTAATATACCTTTTTGGAACTTTTTTTAATTTTAAAACATACGGTGTTTCTTGATTATAATCTTCTAATCCGGTATTATTACTACTTATATTTTTTACTTCTTCAAAAACAGTTTGTTGTGCAAGAAAATCCACTTTCGTCCACAAATCACCGGATGAATCAGTTATACTAACCACATCTATTATACCCTCATCAGATAAATTTATTTTATCATATGGTTTAGGACTAGAAAATGTAAATTGCTGTGTGATTAATCTACCACTAATTGCTTCTACTTTCTTTTTAAGTAAAAACCTTTCTGGGTCATTACTACTATCAACCTGATAAACGGATATTTCCATATTATCAAAAAATGATGATGAGTTTGAAAAATCCACTATTTTTTTAGTGGAAAACACAACATCATTATTTAATGTGGATGATATTTCCATACCTTCTTTAATCACCAACGCATAATGTAAATCAGGTATTTTACTACCAAAATTACCAATAGCAGGAACTAATTGATATACGCTTAAAACGGTAGTAGATGGTGAATATAATTTTGGTTTATATCCAAGAGATTGGGCTATTGATATTACATTATTTACTTCTTTCGCCTGCTCTAATATACTCTCTCTTAATTGTGTATCAGTATAATATGATAAAACATCCCCAATATATGCAGCCATTTCCATAAACATCATACCAGGAGATGATTCATTAAAATCATTGTAGGTATCTGGGTAATATTGTTTGGCAAAATCTATAAGATTTGACCTAAGTTGCCCAAAATCCCTACCTATTAAATTAACTTCTTTTTTTGAATCATTTAACATTTAATACTCCTACACTATTGATAATGAACCTTGATTATCAACTTCTAAAATTATTGTTTGATTAGAACCCTGTTCAGTAACTTTGAATGAAATTTTTATACTTACTTTATTAAAATCCGGATCAGAATTAACTTGAACATTTTGTAATAAAATATAAGGTAGCCAAAAATTAATATCATTTGATAAAGATTCCTGTAAATCACCTTCTAAATCAGTATCTATATTTTCAAAAAGAAGTGAATATATATCCGAACCAAAAAGTGGTTGAAACGGTCTTTCACCCTTTCTTGTTAATAAAAGATTTTTTAAGTTTGATATAGCCTGTTCTTCAGTTGTGTAACTAAGCTTAAACATTGGACTACCACCCAATGGCAACATTACACCAACCGCTTTATTTGGTTTTAAGTCAATTGGGTTATATGTATATTGGGTTCTAACGGCCACTCATTATCCTCTTTTTTTGTTGTTTATCGCTTGCATCAGTTGAGAATAATCTTTGGTCAAAGCATTTACAACCGCTTCACCCTGAGGTGTCTGCGATAATCTATCTAATGATACTGCATTACCTTCAACATCTTGCACCACATTATTTGTGGTATTACCAACCCCATTCATAGAACCAAACCCTCTTGCCATATCCGATGTAAATGAATTACCACCATTAATATCCCTCCACTCACCACTTTGATAAGTTTCATTTAATATAGATGATAATGCTGAATTACCTCCGAACAATTTCTTTTGTGTTGGTTTTTGTTTTGTTTCAAAAATGTGTTCAACATCCAACGGATCTTTTTCTACAAAAGATGTTTTTGTAATATGAGTTCCCCTTCTCAATTCTTTTAAAATAGATTCTTTCAACTGCTTTCTCTCCAAAGTGATTTGTTTTTTAACCTCACTTTCAATAATAAGCTTTATTGCTTGAATTAATTTTTTTGTGTTCATAATAATAAATACTATTTTTATACATTTTTAATTTTGGTCAATCTTGTCTGTAACCCAACTATTTGTGGTAAAACGGTAGATGTTAATTGAGTTGTTGCCGCTAAAGCAGGTGCTCCTATTGGTGTAAGAGGTGGTGCTGTCAACGCAGAATATGCGCTTGTTAAACTTGTCAATGTCTGATTTATTAATTTAACCGTATTAAATAAAGATTCTACAATAGAAACCAATTCATTAACATCTGCTTTATATTGTGAAGTGGATAAATAAATATTATTTTTACCACTTAAAATAATACTATCACTTTTACTATTAAAAACCAACCTATCTGAATTTATAATAACTTGTGGGTTGGAATAAATACCGGGAAGTTTTCTAACATCTATAATTGATGTCTTATTTGATAATTTTATTTTTATTTGTTGCTTATCAGTAAGCCATATAGAACTTTTATCCTCATTAATATTTTCTACTATAAATTTATCATATCCTTTATTTTGGGATACACCATTTTTTATTATGGTAATTGGTGATTTTGGATTTGTAGAAATCCATGATGGTTTGTTTCTTGCTCTTGTCCCATTTGGGGTATATCCAAATCTAATTGATTGTCCAAATCTTCCCTCAAATATAATATCACCTATAAATGGTTGTATTTGTGATATAGTATCATCCGAAAAAAATCCCGCGCCAAATCCGGAAGTATTTACCGCCAATGGTGGTCTATTTACTTTTTGTGAAGTAAAATTATTTAATTTTGATGTTAATTCTAATGTATTTACATTTGCTTTTGGAAGTGGGTTATTATTAATCGCCCTATGTAAAAAAGTTGGAGATATATAATAATAAGTTGAATCGCTTGCACTTTTTGTAGCGTTCACACCCATAGTTGATATTAAATACACATGTTCCCCAACAATAGGTATTGATTTAACATATGGATTTAATGGATACGCTATAACCTTAATAGAAGTTCCAAAACCATCTCTTTTAGAGACCTCTATTTTATAAGTATCATTACCAGCATTTAAAAATACTTCAGTTACCTCACCAAGCATTATTCATCCTCATCCTTTTTTAGAGATTCTATCTTATTATCAATATCATCTTTTGCTTCCAATAATTGCCTCTTTTCCTCATCGGAAAGTAACAACCCACCATCACCATCTGCTTTATCTAAAAGTTTTTGAGCAATCGCTGCCATTCTAACTAATTGGTCATCATTCTTTACTGAAACTTCTAAATACTCTTTAATAAGCGGAACAACGACTGAAGCATCATTTAAGTTTTTTACCAATGGTTCTAATTGTGCAATCAATAGTTTAATCTGCCTATCCTTTTTACGAGAATTATCATATATATCTTTTAATAAAGATGAAAACGATGTCCCTTTAAATATATCATCATCCTTCGTCATAATACCTTTCTACGTTATGGTTTAATCTAAGAATACCATTTTTGGTATAATCTTTATTTAATTCAACAAACATAATTTTCATTTTTCCTATAACCCGTGTAATGTATTGTGTACTCACACCCGTTCTATCTCTTATAAGTATATAAAGAGCCTTTTTATTATATGAGTATAAATCCGCTCTATTTCTAAATAATTCATTTACCGAATCGGCTATTCTTCTATCCCTATCTTTTACAAAAATTTTATTTAAATTATTGTCGACATAATCAACAAAAAAATTCATAAAATCGGATTTTTCTGCAACATAATCATTTTGAGCAACCTCACCCAAAACATTTCTACTCAAATCAACAGAATCTAACCCCTCATGAATTTTCATTTTCGTATAATTTGCATTATTTTCATTAAACAAAAAATTGCGGGCTATAACAGTAAAATAAGAAAATGCTTTTCCTTTCTCCCCCTTAAACTTATGCATTTTTTCGTTTAAAAACGCAATAACAGATGCCTTTGTATCTTCATACCCATCATCAAAATAATAAGTTTTATAAGTATGTATTACATTTTCAGTTAATTTATCAAATGGGTATTTTATAAATCTATTATAGATTTTATTTTTTAAGTATATATCATCACAATTATTATAAGCATTTATTGCTATTTCAGTTATATTTGTGAAATATCTATTACTAGTTGATGGGTTCTTCTTTCGTCTCGCCATAATATTTATCCAATTCTTCTATTATACTATACATTTCTTTAAACACATAACCCGTCTCATCATCCGCCTGAAACGCTCCTATTCTATCTAATGATTTCATCTTTTCCATAGAATTTTGGATTTTTTCATCCATTAACTGAATTACTTTTTGGGATTCGGTGTATTGTTTTTCCATCTCTTCAAAATCATCATCTGCTGTTTCTAACTTCCGTAAAAGATTCCATACAACAAAACCAAGTCCAATATCAGTTAAAAATAATAAAATTAAAATTGTAACCATAGTATTAATCCTCCATTATATCTTTAAACGCATCAAATACCAAATCTACTTTCGGTCTTTCGGCTTCAGTTTTATCAGACATTATTTTTTCAAATTTTGATAAATTTTTACCGGGTGTTTGAATTGTATTTCGTGTTCCCTTTAATTTCTTACCCTCATTAACCCACCTATTATATTCATACTTTGAAGCCATAAAATCAGCCTGATGTAGAATATGGGGTAAAAATGTTTTTAATTGATTTTCAGGACTAAAACTCTTATAATAACTTTCGGTAGAAGAATCATATAATCCATCAGTTAATCTAATAGCAAGATATTCTTCCTCACTACAACTTACTCCAAAATGATTTAACAAAAAGAAAGTTCTATCATGAATTTCCATCCAATGTAAATTTGGGTTTGATTTATAAATCTTTCCCTGATTTTTTACATGCCATTCGGAATCGTTCTTTTTATACCAATCCTCATTAACCGAACCAACTTTTCCTAAATCGTGATGAAGAGCTGAAAATATAATTGATTCTCTTGTAATATCTTCAGTAACCATATCCAACTCTTTCCACAAATCAAACACTTTCAAAGCGTTTCTTGTTACCCTTAAAATATGGTCAATATAACCACCAGGAAAAGCATTGTGAAAATGCTCAAAAGATGAAGCAGGGGTATAAATAATCCTTTCTTCTAAATGGTCATACATTTTGTTTAGGGCATCTAATCGTTCACCACTAAACTCCTTATTAATAAGTTTTCTAAACTTTTTGTAATTTTCCAGTAATTCTTCTGGAGTAAAAAAATCAAAATACATAATTAAATAATTTTATCAATAATACCCAATTCTAACGCTTCTTTGGATGATAGAAACAAATCCGATTGTTGATTTGATGCCCACCACTCTTTTGGTTTTTTTGTAAATTCACCCATTAAAGTATTACATTCATCCTCCAATTGGTCTGCAAACTTTGCATTTGATTTTACATCACTCAATTTACCGGAAGCGAATGTAGATAATTGATGAACCATAATTTTTGAATGCTTTGATGCGGTTCTAATACCCGTACCTGCTGCTAATAATAGTGCGGCTGCGGACATTGCAATACCCCTACAAACAATATTAAATTTAATATCCGTTTGAGTTCTAATATAATCAATTATTGCAAGTGTTTCTACAACATCACCACCACCTGAATTAAGTAAAATTGTAATTACTTTAAGTTCAGGGGTTATTTTTTTAAGTAATCTTACTTTAGAAACAAAATCAGCCAACAAACCCATTTGAATTTCATCATGAATTATAATGATATTATCTTTAATATCAATACCATAATCAAACTCTCTAAAATGTTGTTTGTATGGATCATCCGAATCAGTATTACTTTTAGTTTCATAACTCACATTCTTTATTTTTTCACTTGTGAGTGTGTATAATTCATCCATAGTATATAATTTAATTAAATTTAATGTAATATATGAAAAAAAAGGTTATAATCCAAATTTTATCGCCTATATCTATCAGCACCAGTTACTTTATAAGTATGTGTTGGAGGTGGGGGTGGATTTGATTTTTCTTTTTCATTATATAAATCAATACCTTCTTCGGTTGTTGGTTCAAATACCACATCAGGCTTTTCTTCAATTGGAGTTTCAATTTTAGATTTAACCTCTTCTTCAACCACTTCCTCTTTTTCAATAAACTTTAAATCTTCTAATGAAGCAATTTCAAGTTCTTCATCTTTTACTGAAATAGTTTTTTGGATATTTTCTTTTAATTGTTTTACAAGTTTATTTAGAGCAATAACCATTGCGATTGCAAGTGGGTCAAATACCAATACAATTAATAAAGTAAACCAATTTACAATTTTATCCATACCCCACCCAGTTAATTTATCCAAATATCTTAATGGACCTATTTCAGCAGAAACATCATTATTGGATTCCTTATCCAAAATAACTAAATCTAAAGATGTCAATGAGTCATTCATCGCCTCTATTTTTAAGGTTAATTCATCCCTTTGATTAATAGCAGTTTTTAACTCAGAACTCAAAACCCTTCTTTGTGAAACTGCTCCTCGTTCTGTTAATGAGTTATTACTTGCCAACCCACCTCTAAGTGATGATATGGATGCTTCCAACATTCTTTTTTCTTGATTGTAATCCGCAAGTTGTTCTTTAAATCTGGTTCTTTTAATATCCACCACACCAACTTCTTTGTTTAGAATATTAAACTTATCACTTGTAGTTTGATATGCTGATGTTAAAAAACCATATATACCCAATGATGTAATCAACATAAGAACTACAACTGCTGTTGTTAAATACCACTTTAACCAACCAATAGTTTTCCAATAATTATGTAGGTAGGATGCTAAAATTAATTTAGCAAATTCCAAAGAACCTGCCATAATCATAACTTCAGTTTTGGCTCCAGCAAACAAAGAACTTAATCCAAAAACAGAATAGTATGCAGCAGAGCCGGCAAGGCTGAATGTTGATAAAATCATTAAAGTTATAAACCCATTTTTTCTCGTAAAAAATTTTTTCATATTTTTCTCAAATTTTTAACTTTACTAACTTTCTCGTTTGTATTTATTATCAAAACCTATTTTGTTAAAAACGTTACTTGGTTAAATAAGTAACTTGTTAATATGAAATAAATATAAAAAAATGATAATAAGTACATAACGGTTAATTATGCCCATATTTATTCAAGTAATTAAGAACCGCTAATTCTTTCATTTTTGCTTCAACCTCAATATCCAAATCATATCCATAAGTATTAATTTTATCAAAAATATAATCGGAATGGGCTTGTGGTATTTTACCAATTGCTGATTCGGAATAATGAACCACAGGCTTAATACCCTTCGGCCAAGTTGACATGGCCATTTCCAATACTTCTTTTTCCGATAAATCTCCAGTGCAAAACTTGTGGTGGTGATAATCAAATACAATTGGAATTCCAATTTGTCTGTGTATATACATCAGGTCTTTTACTGAATACATACTACCCTTATCATCATTTTCTACTGTCAGCCTGGTTTTAACCGAGTCAGGTAACATATCAAAGTTTCGGCAGAACCTATCCATCGCCGAAATTTTATCCCCATAGACACCATTACAATGGATGTTGATTACATTATAAGGGGTTCTACTCAACCCCATAAGGTCAAATACCTCACCATGCAGCGAAAGGTCAGTTATAGTGTTTAGAACCACCTTTTCATTGGGTGAAACGAGTACATTAAAGGGGCCAGGATGAGACGTAATTCGTTGTCCATAGTTGGACACCAATACTCCAATATCTTTCAACAAATTCGATATAGTAGTGAAATGAGGCATGGCTGATAATTCGTACTCGGATGACCAGGGGAATAAATTAGAAGTGGTTCTAAATAATTTTATACCCTGCTGCTCATTCCATTTAATTATTTCTAAAAGATCTTTGGTGTTTTGTAAACCCAACTCAGACGCTCTATTAATACCCTCTTTTAAGAAGGTCTTTTTAATCATACCCCTATTTGTGGTAATCTTTTTCTTGCCCAATGTCATATTGATGCAAGCGTATCCT